GTCGTTCTTCTTCAGGTGGCCGTGGTGAAAGGCCAGCATCGTGCTGCCGTGCTGGATGGCGTAGTACGGCAGCGGCGAGTCGATGACACGCACCCGGGGCTCGTCTTCGAATAGAGCCTTGAATAGAACGCGGAGCCACACCGAGCTGGCTATGTCGTGGTTGCCCTCGGCCATGAGGGCGTAGACGATCTCGTGCTTCAAAAGCGCCGACCCGACCGCGCGACGCAGCACCCGCACCGCCACCTTGATCACCTTCTCGAAGCGGCCATCGGCGTCGAGGATGTGCCCGCTTGTTGGCGTCACCGGCTGCAGGCCGTCCATGTGGAGGAAGTCGCCCAGCTGGTTGACGACAGCGAATCGGCTCGCCGGGGAGGCGGAGATCATGTGCTCGAAGCACCCCGTCAGGACGCGCTCGGCGATCTCCAGGTCCCAGTCGGCGCCGGTCTCTCGACCCCAGGCCAGCATGCCGACGTGGCTGTCGGTGAGCGTGTAGACCGTCATGAGGTCCTCGCGCAGAACGTCCTTTGGCGCCGCGGCCGGGGGCTCTCGTGGCACCCCGGCAACCAGGTCGTCGATGACGGCGCGCATCAGGCGCTCGTACTCGTCCCTCTTGATGTCCGCCTTGACCCACTGTGCACGCACCTGGCCTTCGGCGTCGTATAGGGTGGACACGCCCTTCGCGATGTGCGTCGGCGGCACCGGCCTGGTCCAGTCGTGCCCGGGCGAGTAGCCGGCCAGGGCAGCTCGAGCCTTGAGGCGGGCGATCGATTTCTTGGCCGCCGTCGACTCCATCCCGAGGGCCTTGCACGCCTTGCGCATGCTGCCCTCGCGCTCGATGGCCTCGGCGATCTCGAGCTGACGGGGCGTCGCGAACTGCAGGAGGCCTGGGTCTATGGTGTCAACTGCCTTGGGCACTGGTGCCTTTCTGGAGCCTGTAGGTCCTCGTCTTGCCGTGTGTTCCGGCGTCTATCTCCCTTGCGATGGCCACCGCCTCCGCGGGGCTCTTCCCGGCGGCCATGGCGGCCCTTGCTGCCATGCCTCCGCTGCCGATGGCGTAGCGCCGCGGCACCTCGATCCACCCGTCGACCGGCGTCCAGCTGAAGAGGCTCTTGTCCCCCATGGCCAGGACCTGCACGTTCTCGACGGGGGGCTTGTCGCCCTTCATCCCCCTCGTCATCCACCACCGCACCAGCATGATCTCGTCGAGGTCGCCTGCGAAGCCGCAGAGCCGACCCTTGATGCGCCACACCTTCCTGATCGGCGCCTTCTCGATGCCGTCGCTCCAGCATGAGTCGCTGCACATGATCCCAAGGGAGGCGTCGGCGGCGATCGTGGTCATAGGCGGAAGCTGTGCGCGTACCAGACGTTGTTGAGTTGCTTGACCAGTGAACCAACAGTCCAGGCAAGTGCTTCTTCTTCTGCGTGCCCGTCGGATGGGTCAACTTTTCGCGAGCGCATGAAGGCCATGCCGGCATGCACCATCTCATGTGACCCGATCTCGCTCGGCCGCTGCTGCCAGTCGCGCTCGTTCAAGAAGACGTGGGCGATTGTGCCGCCGCGCCAGCGCCCGGGCCTGCCGCGTTTTAGGAAGCGGTCTCGGCCGATGTTGTGCAGGCGCTGGACGACACAGCCCTCGGTGTCGTGGCCCTGGCGGCCGCCAGTGATGACCCAGCAGTCGCGCAGCATGAAGGCGCGCGTTCGAGCGAGCCACACCTCGATGCGGCTCCAGGGGTGGCCGCCGTCGAGAGGGCTCCACTCGCCGGGGTGCAGCACGTAGTGCCTGCCGCGCGGAGCATGGCCCGAGATGGACAGCTTGCGCGGCGGCTTCAGCGGGCGCTGACGGTCGCGGATGCGGGTGCTGCGGGGCCGCCTGAACGCCGCCTTAGGGCGCGGGCCTCGGCACTTCACGGGCCTGGCCATCCGTCGAGCAGCTTTCGGACGTCGGAAGAGTGACGCTCAGCCGCTTCGCTAAGCTCTGCCTGAAGTCGCAGTGCCTCTGCCAGTACGTCCCCGATGGCGGCGGCGGAGTCACCGCCGGCGGCGGCGGAATCTCCAGCTGGCGCTGCGGGGCAACTGAAACGGACGGCGAGCTGGTCGCGCAGGCTGACAGCATCAGCGCGCTCAGTAGCGACAGCAGCGCGCAGACGGGCCTCGTTCTGCGCGGCAGCAGCGCGCTCCTTCCGGACTGCCTCGGCGAGGCGGGCTTGCATGGCATTTTCACGCTCCTTCAGTTTGGTGTCGGAGGCCTCCTGGGCGGCCTTGACGTTGGCGACGATGGCGGTGTGCGCGGCCTTCCAGGTTGCCGCATCGAGCTCGGCCTTTTCGGCGCGACTCGCCGCCCACGAGTTCGCGAGCAACAGCGCGGAGCAGGCAATCAGCAGCGCGACGATGATCCAGTCGCGCAGGCCCATGACCCTAAGCAGGCCGATCATCACGCGACCCCCATCTTCTGGAGGATCAGGGCCTCCAGCCGCTTCGCGAACTCAATCGCGTCCCGCGTATCGAAGGACTGGTAGATGCGCTGCATACTGCCCGAGTAGAGCTCGCGCATTTCGTCGATCGTCATTCGCTTGTAGCTCTGCAGGCTGACCCTTTGCAGCTCCATGATCCCGGCGCCGACGTTGAGCATGTACTCGCGCTGGTCCTTGCCGCTTGCCTTGGCGAAGACGTGCAGGATGGCCTCCGGGCTGACAAGCCCATCGGCACACTTCGGTGAGGTATCTGACATGAGTCCTCCGAATGGTTGACCCCCTTGGGTGTCTCGACGCGCCGAAAGTTCCATCAGTACCCCGCCTTCGACGGCGCCTCGTAGCTGGATCCGCCGCGGCCCGCCATCGCAGCCCTCGACAGCACGAACTCGGCGAACGTCAAGGCCAGCGCGTCGCCACCGTCCGGGCTGCGGATGCCTCGCCTCTCGAGCTTCTCCTTCGGCTCGAGCAGCTTGCGGCCGTTGCTCGAGACGTCTGGCTGCGGCGCGCAGATGTCGGCGATGAACGCCGGGTTGTTGACGATGCGGACAGGCTGTTCCTCGAACCAGTCCTTCATGCGCCACCACATCTCGGCCTTCTTGTTGGCGTAGATCTCGCTGTCGCTGGCGGCCTGGCCGAACATCACGCCCACCACGGGGACGTTCAGCTCCTGTAGGCGGTCGACGATGCCGGTGCCGATGCCGCCCTTGTCGACGAACATCGCGTCAGGGTGGAACTCGCGGTAGTAGTCGGCCAGCTTGCCGGCGACCTGCATGGAGTTCAGCTTCTCGTGGTACTCCACGCGGAACACGACACGGCCGCGGCGGAAGACGATGCAGGTCCGGTCCTTGGTGCCCGCGCCATCGCTCGCGGGGTCGCAGCCGATGATCAGAGCGCCGGACTCGTCGTAGTAGTCGCTGGCAGAGGCAGCGTGGACGTAGTGCGGGTTGACCAGCGGGTTCATCGTGCCGGTCTGGAAGGCCTCAACAGCAGTGAGTGGGTACTCTTGCTTGAAGAGCCAAGCAAAGCCTTCGCCGTAGCTGGCGATCTTGTTCGCGCGCCATTGCATCTGCTCGAGGTCGAGGCCGTACAGCTTCTGGATGCTGGCGTCTTCTTCGCTGAGGTCGAGGTCCTTGCGCAGCGTGGCTCGGTACTCCGGCTGCCAGTACCACGGCACGAAGATGGCCTTGTAGTTGGTCTTGCCGGCCTCCGAGTCCTGCCACAGCTTGTGGAAGTAATTGCCGAGGCCGTTGGCCGTCGACTCAAGGATGATCTCAGTGCCAGGAAGCTCGGCGATGGTGTTGCCGATGCTGGCCATGTGCGACTCGGCGTTCTGCCAAAACGCGCACTCGGAGCCGTGAAAAAACTGCGCCGTGTTCGATCGCCCGACGTCCTTGCTGCCCGCGGTGGCCAGCTTGTAGCCGCCGTCGAGCCTGTCAAAGATCAGCTCCTTGGCGTTGGTCGCGCCCGTACTTACCGGCATCGGGTTGTGGTCGTGGTAGCGACGCACCATGCCGTACAGGTTGTTTGTGGCCTTGTCCTCGTGGGCCATGATGAAGGCGCTGTTGCCAGGCCAAAGGGTGCAGCGATGGTAGAAGCGCGCAGCAATGAGCGTGCTGCACCCCTGCTGCCTGCCCTTGAGCACGATGGCCCGCACAAACCCCTGCTCCTCGATCTGCTCCTCGATGGCCCCGTGGATGAAGTGCTGGGCCTTGTTCCAGATGAACGGAACCAGAGGCCCCACCTTCGGCTTGACCTTGAGGCAATGCGCGCTGTAGGCCTCCAGCTTGTCCCGCAGCAACTGCAGCCCGGCGAGGCGGTAGTCCTTCTCGCTCATCGCCCGCGCTTCGCCTTCTCGATCGCAGCCGCGGCATCTCGCTTCATGCGCGCGTCGGCGTTCGCTCGCAGCTGGCGCATGACGTCGTCGACGAGGGACTTGCGCGCGGCCTCTCGGCGCTGGTGCTCAGCCCAGGCCTCGATGGCGGCCTGGACGGCTGGGTGGCGGCGTTTGATGCTGGTGCTCATGCGACCTTGGATGGTCGCAGGCGCAGCGCGTTCCAGTCACTCCGAGAACGCGGAAGCCAGGTCCCACACACTGGCGACGCCGCGCACCGGCTTGCGGCGCTGGCGGTACGCGCGGCACGCCTCGGCGTTGGTGCCGGCGCGCGGGCGCTTCTTGCACGGCAGGCTTGAGGCCTCGTACACGGGGGCGAGGACCTGCGGCGCCGATGTTGGCACCCAGTCGCAGATGCGGACCTTCTTGATCTTGTACCGCGATCGCAGGCGCCCAAGAGCCCCGGCGACGTGGCGCTGCTCGTGCAGCGGGAAAAAGGCCTTCACCTCGATGGAGGTCATCGGACCGATGGACTGCAGGACGTCGAGCACGTCCTGGTGGCGCAGGGCTGGCTTCTTCATGTCTTCTTGGCCTCCTTGCGGATCTGGCGCACGCGCGCCTCGGTGACGTTGAGATGGTGGGCCAGCGCGGTCGACTTCCAGCCCGGGCGCGCGAGCACCTCCTTGCGCAGCGTTGCGGCCTTGATGCGAGCATCCTCGCCGCGGCGCCAGGTCGCGAGCAGCTCCTCGACACGCCGCATGCCGATGGCCTTGACCACGCTCGAAGGCAGCTCGTAGGTGCTGACCTTGCGGTCGCCGTCGCTGTAGGTGCGGCGCTTGATGCCAGAGCGCAGCCTGCGAGTCTCGAGCACGCGCATCAGTACCTCCCGCGCGCCGGACGAACCGACACCCTGGTCTCGTAGTGGCCCGCCCGAGGCGGCTGCAGGTTGACCTGCTCCACGGTGAGCACCAGGCCGCACTCCTTGGCGCTGGCCACCAGGCCCTCGAGGGCGCGGCGAAAGAAGTCCGCGGCGTCTGGAGCAGACCCTTGCGGCGCCTCATCTGGCTGCGGGGCGGCGGCGAGGGCGGCACGGGCTTGCCACGCGGCCCAAGGGGCGTTCACGGGACCGTAGAGCGGGTGGGTGTAGAGGGGCACCCACTCGCCAGGGCGGTCCGCTGTCGGGGTGGCCCGCAAGTAGTGCCCGCCCCCGGCCGTTTCGGGGATCGGCAGCGCCCACGCCACCGGCTCTGCCCGCGCTTCGCTGGCGGCCAGGGCGGCGTCAAGCGCGGCCTCATCAAACCCGGGCGCGGCTACCTGCGCCTTTGCCCACTCGGCCATCTGGTGCGGCGTCATCTCATCGGGGCACCACTCCAGCATCAGCCGGTCAATGGCGGCCCGCACGGCCTCTTTCAGGTTGCTGGTGGTCATGTCTTGGATCCCTCGAGGAAGAATGGCTTGTCCATCCACCTCTGACCTCGCCACGACCAGTAAGTTCCGCGGCCTAACCGTCGCTCGAGCTGACGCGGCCGGTGGCCGCGCAGCTCAGCTTGGGGTTAGGCCTCAAACCACCGCACCGCGTCAGCCTTGCCGGTGAACACCAGCCAAGCGGCGCGCAGGCGGTGGCGCAGGCCAATTCCCTGCCAGCCCATCGGCCGCGCCGGAACCCATCCAAGCGTCGGATGCGAGCAGGATACCGTCTCGGTCAGGTTCACAAGTTCATTTACCCAATACACACGCGGGCAGTTCATAGGTCATCTCGCTTCGGCCACTGAGGCCTAACATGGCAGTCAACCGGACTGCCTACGGGCTGACGCC